CTATGGTTTTCGGGCTGGGCTGTACGTGATGGTTGGGTGCAGGGATTGCAGGCGACCAAGATCTGCGGATGTGGTTTGCTGGGCGCTGAACAGTTGCTGCATGACTTCGGCGGCGGCGAGATCGCGCTTGCGGAGGGCGTGGGCGTATTCGCGCAGGGTAGTTTCAGCATCGCTGTGTCCAAGTCGGGAGGCGACGGCGACGGCATCCACATTGCTGGCCAGTAGGAGCGATGCGTGCGTATGGCGCAGATCATGAAAGCGCACGCCCGGGAACCCATTATTATCCGCGAACTTGCGCCACTGCTTACTGGGAGTATCGTGGTGAAGTGGGGAACCGTCCCAGCTGCAGACGATGGTTCCATCACCACGCCATCGATCGCCCAGTAGGGAGGCCACTTCCTCATGGTATTTTTGGGTTTCGTTCAGGAGCACCAGCAGGGCGATGGGCAGCGAGATCATGCGGTTGCTTTCTTCGGTTTTTGTGTCACCGATAAAGCTGCCTTCCTCGGGGGTGTACTTGCGGGCGCGGGAAATATCAATCGTGCCTTTGGTGAAGTCGACATCCTCGAAGCGCAAGCCTCCGACTTCACCCAGGCGAAGGCCGCAGGTGAGGGCGAGCAGAACGGCTGAACGGAAGGACATATCTTCCTCGTTAGCAAGCGAACGAAGCAATTGAACGGCCTGATCATCATCCAGAAAGTTCATCTTCTTGCGTTTGAAGTGAGGGCGAGTGACTTTATCCATTGGGTTAGCCTCAAGCTTATCCCAGCGTACAGCCTGCTTGAATAAGCCGCTCAAGCAATTGTAGTAATGCAGAACGGTGCGGTCACTGAGGGTTTCAGGGGCGGCCTGCTGCTGCATTGCGTAGCGGTCAACCTCTTCCTTGGTGGGTTTGCGTTTGCGCTGATCCGGCGGCAACGTGGTGCCACGCTTGGGGGCATTGTGCAGGCTATTGATAAAGCGTTCCAACATGAGCGGGGTGAGCTTGTGCAAGGGGACGTCGCCCAGCTCCGGAAGGATGCGGCGCTCCAACAGATGGGTGATGGTGTGAATGTAGCTGGGTGAACAGTTCGGGCGCAGGTACTCCTTGATGTAGACATCGGTGAATGTGGCGAGGGTTTCCTCCTGCCGGGCTTGCAGCGCGCCGGTTTCGGCATCCAGTTCCATGCGCGCGGCTTCCATCTCCACACGTTTTCGCATAGCGGTTTCAGATGTGCCGACAGGAAACTTGATGGGGCTACGAACCCAGTCAAACGTGCCATCCGGCTGCTTGACCTTTACACCGATACGCCAGCTGAACGCGCCGCGCTTTTCGATGGTCGCCATATATTTCATCCTCCAAAATAGTTGAGGGGGGTTATGCAAACCTATGTGTTTTAATGTTACAAGCGAAAAAACGCAGTACAAACCATTGAAAAATAAAGGTTTGTTTTGTAGCAGACTTTTCGAAATTGAATGTTACTGGTGGGGTCGGCTATGTGTAACAGTCGTAAATTATCCTTTTTGATTGGTCATGAAGGCGGTGACAATTTCATTAGCCTGCAGGCAGCAGGCCCCCAAGGCGTTGGCCTGATTGAGCAGTACGATGATATCCTTTTCCGCAGCAGCTGAAAGCACCCCGCTCATGGCGGCCAGTACACTTTTGAAGCATTGCATAGGCGCGGCGCCCGCAGGTGCGCCAGCAGCATAGTAAGCAAGAAACTGACGGGCAAGCGCGATTACATCGTTTGCGGAAAAGCTGTCAGAGTCGGCTGCAAAAAGGGAATTAAAAACCTTGTGAGAGTCTGGGTTAGATACTTGAGGGGAATTTGAAAATCCAAGCATATAGTCCGCTGAAACACCAAAATACTTGCATATATCAATCAACAGGGGAACAGGTATTTCTTGCCCATTTTCCAGATATGAAAGCTTTGCTTGCGAAATCTTTAGCGCTTTTGCTAGATCGTGTTGGGTAAGGTCATGATCAGTGCGAAGATCACGGATCTTTTTACTAATAGAATCCATCTTACCACTTCCTTTATCTGTTTATCATATTATACAATCCCTTGATATTTCATCGACGAATCTATCAAGAAATCATATTTATTTGCGAAGAAGTATTTACAAATCCGATTAGCTGATATATACTAACGTCAATATCGGGAATAATGATATTCGAACTAGCCAATAAACACCACTGGTCTTGCAGCAATTTGGCATACATAACCCAGGTAGCTTTAATGTTAATTTGTATAGAAACCATACAAACGCCCATATGATGCGCAGCAGAAGAAAGGACGGGGTACCAATGAGCGGGACACGAAATAAAATTAGCGACCTTAACAACCATCTTTTTGAACAGCTAGAGCGGCTCAACGAAGAAGACCTCACCGGCGATAAGCTAAAAGAGGAAATCGCCCGCGCACGCGCGATCACTGGAGTGGCATCGCAAATCGTGGCCAACGGACAGCTGGTGCTCAAGGCTACCATTGCCAAAAACGAGTACCTGAGCCGCGGGGAGAAGCTTCCGCCCTTGTTGGAGGAATGATTATGGAAATTCACCGGTACACAGAGCAGGAAATCGCGTTTATCCGAAGGGAGTTGCCCGGGAGAAGCCACCGCGCGTTCACAGATCTTTTCAACAACAGTTTCGGGTTGGCGCTTTCTGTATCACAGATTACCGCAGCAGCGAAGAACCGCAAGATCAATAATGGGCTTGATGGACGAATTAAGCCTGGCAACGTTCCGCCGAACAAAGGCAAGAAAGGCGTTACCTACCCGGGCATGGAGGCAACACAGTTCCAGCGCGGGCAGCAGCCCCACAACTATATGCCGGTGGGTAGTGAGCGCGTGAACACTTATGGATACACGGATATCAAGATCGCCGACCCACACACATGGAAAGGCAAGCACGTTTTGATGTGGGAGGCAGTACACGGTCCCGTGCCCAAGGGCCATAAGCTGGTTTTTGGCGATGGCAACAAGCGCAACATAACCCTAGAAAATATCCTGTTAGTGACTAACGCCGAAATGGCTGTGCTCAACAAGTTTAAGCTATACGGTGGAAGTGTGGAACTGACACAAACCGGGGTACATATCGCCCGCCTGCTAATGGAGATCCGCGCAAAACAATGGAAGAGAAAACGTGAGAGGAGAGCCGATGCTCATGTATGAGCCTAGAATCATCTTCGATAACACGCCCTATGTGCAGGTGGCACATTCCCGAAAGGTCGCACTGAAATGCTACGCCTGCGGGCGCACGGTGGTGATGAACGCGAAATTCTGCGATGGACGCAGCTGCCCCCTGTGTGGGGGTGCGGTGACGCCAATCGGGTATGTTGCCCCGCTGCACCGTGATTATGATGGAGAACCTGGATGCTTGGCTGCCCTCGCAGCAGAGGAGGCGCACCATGATTGATTTATTGCTTTGGAGCATTGGCCGCTGCTTTAGGGAACGCCGGGCGACACGGCGCATGATGCACGGTTATTGCCGCCCATGGACGGGCAGAATGGCGCTAGTAATGGCGCTGCTGCTGGCCAGTGTAGCGCTTTGGGTGGTTGCTTTCCCCCCTGCGTTGGCGGAATCGGGTGATGAATATACCGTAAACACAGCAGGAGACACCTTGAACATCCGCGACCACCCGTGGGTAGGTGCAGATGTAATCGGGAAGCTTTGGCCAGGGGACACGGTGACGCTGATCTCAGAGAACGGCGGATGGTCGCTGGTGACAGCCAGCATCGAAGCCGGGCAGGGGTACGTGAAAAGTGATTACCTGACTCTTGCCACGACGGACAGGCCGCTGGGCACCTACCAAAACGCCAGCGGCGGCCGGGTGCGGGTGCGCACTGAGCCGGGCGGCGACCGGGTGCGGTGGCTGGAGGACGGGGATACCGTGGAGGTAACGCGGTGGACAAATGACGGCGGAGAACGGTGGGGGTATGTCGGCGACGGGTACGTGCTGGGAAGTTGTTTGGAGGAGGCGAGCTAATGACCCCGAAAGAGTTTATTCAACGGCAGGGGTTGCCGTATGAAGCCAAAGTAGCTCACGCGGAGGTCAAGGCCCGCGAGTTTTACAGCCGGGTTGAAAATTGCCACGTTTCTGTCGGTGGGCTGGATAGCATAACGTTGTTGCTATTTCTTCGGAAGATCGGTATTGATGTCCCTGCCATATCGGTGAGCTGCTTAGAAGATGTGAGCATCCAGCGGATACACAAACAGCTTGGGGTGGAACCGTTGAGGCCGTACAAGACACAGGAAGCTGTGATCCGTGAATTTGGTTACCCAGTGTTGAGTAAGCAGACTGCGGGAAAGATTGAGCTCCTCCAAAACCCAACAGGGAAAAACGCAACGGTGCGCCATGCGATCATGACCGGTGACACCGGGAAGCAGGGCGGCTTCCGCACGGGAACCCGCATGAGAATGTCTCAAAAATGGCTGGATAAATTCGCGGGATCCGAAAACGCGAATTATGGAACGGCTTATGAAACGGCCCCTTTCAAGGTATCGGCAAAATGCTGCTATTACATGAAGGAGAAACCCTGTGATGATTGGGCGCGTGCCCACAAGAGTAGCCCATTTTTGGGGTTGATGGCGAGCGAACACGGACAACGTGAAAAGGCGCTGATGGCGCATGGATGCAATTATTACGGGAAAACCGTTACGCGAAGCGCTCCATTTGCGATTTTCCAACGGCAGGATATTTTGCAGCTGGCCATCGATCTGAACGTGCCGATACCTGCGATTTACGGTGAGATCGTGCGGGATTCCGACGGAACGCTGCGCACCACCAGGGCACAACGCACGGGCTGTTACTTGTGCGGGTTTGGCATTCACTTGGAAAAGCGCCCTCACCGATTTGACAGGATGAGGCAGGATAACCCCAAACTATGGGAGCACTGCATGTATGACGTTGGCTGGGGCGCTGTGCTTGATTACATCGGTGTTGGATGGCGATACGTGGACGGGGGTGAGTTGCAGTGAGTTACTACCGTGAATGCCCCAACTGCGGGGCACACTTGGATCCGGGCGAAGCGTGCGACTGTGAGAAAACGCTTGCTACGAAAGACAGGCAGCCACACACCATGAAAGTCAATCGGCACAATACGACCGACCTTTTCAACAAATCGCTTCCGGCTGCACGCGCGGTCGGCAATGCGCCGGATGGTGGGGAAAGCGCAAAGGAGGGGCAGAGCGATGCAGACAGGAATTGACCTTGCACGGGAGCCCGATCGGACTGTGTGCATACCGATCCTGATTGATGGGGTGGAAGGTATTCCGCTGCGCTCCTGTATAAGCTGCGTGTGGTTTACAAGTAACATGGAAGAGTGCGACGACCCAAACGGCGGGACGCGATGCAAGTGCTTTGCCCCAAGTTCCGAAGCGATGGAACAGGCGCGGGTTCTTGTGGGCAAGTTGCAAATGGCCTACTGGTTGCACCTGAGCGGCCGCCCGGGCAAGCGGCTTCCATGGCTGGAAACCGCCATCAATGAACTATGCCAGTTTATCGAAAACCGGAGGCCGTGAGGATGGACAAGAACAACATTTACCTGCGGGCGCGTCGGGAAGCGGCGGCCCGCGACCCTCTGTTTTCCAGCCGGGAGCGCGTGGCAGAGATGGTTTACTGTTGCGCCTATACGCTGGGTGACTACGAAAACGGATCCATCGTGCCGCCCTGCCATGTGGTGCAGCAGATGATCGAAGTATACTGTACGCCCTGGCTGCGCGCGGCGCACATCCGCGCCAACTGCCCGATCCTGACGGAGCAGTACCGCGAAAGCGATGGAGAAGGTACGTTAGAACGCTCTGCGCTGGGATGGGCGCTGACCTTCCCCGGGGTGCACGACATTGCCCTGCAGTTTGCGGCTGTCGCTCGAGACGGGAAGGTGGGGCCGGATGAAGAAAAACTGTGTGCGAAGATTCGCGCTAAAGCGGTAGAGATCCGCGCCATGATGCAGGAGAGCATCGACGCGCTGGACAGAGCCATGGGAAAGGGGGCAGGAAAGCCATGAAATTGGCAACCACAAACGAGGCTGCGGTAGCGCTGGGGATATCCGCACAGCTGATCCGCAGCGGAATCAAAACAGGACGCTTTCCCTGCCTACACTTGGGCAGCCGCATGATGGTTGACTTGGATCAACTGCGGGATATTGTCGCCAAAGAGCACGAGGCGCAGGGCATCAGCATTGAGGAGGTCAGCGAGTTGACCGGGCTTCGGGTTACCAGCGTGCGCCGCGGGGTGCGCGCCGGATGGATCCCCGCGCAGATGTTTGGTGGAAAATACTTGTTTCAGCCGGAGGAAGTGCTCTCCGCCATCAAAGAGCGCATGAGCAATGGAACGAAAAGGTAAAGGGAGGCGCGAGCCATGGAATTACAGGAGTTCCTGGCGCTCTTACACGTAGAGAGCGGGCCGAACGCTTCCGGGGAATACATGTGCCGCTGCCCCGCCCATGACGACAGCACCGCCAGTTTGTGTGTAACCGAAGGCCCCATGGAGCGCGGGAAGAGCGCCGGGGTGTGGGCAATCAAAATTTGCTGCCAAGCCGGATGTGATAATGCGGAGATCATGCGCAGGCTGAACGTTAAGCCCAAAGACCTTTATCCGGCCAGCCATGCCGACCCGAAGAAACAGCCCTCCCTTGACCAGCGCATACGCAAGGGCAAGGAGCTTCCCCCGCCCCAGCGCAAAAAAAAGGATCTTGGGAAGCTGACTACCGTGTACCACTACACGGACGAAGCGGGCAATCCGCTTTTTGAGGTTTGCCGGTACGAGCATGAGGAGGACGGCGAAACCAAAAAGACCTTCCTACAGCGGGTGCATGACCCCCATAACATCGAAGCCAAATATGACGGATACGTGTACAAGGCCGACCATGTGCGCCACCCGCTGTACCGCCTTCCGGAAGTGCTGGAGGCCATTCGCGCAGGGAAGCCTGTGTACCTGGTGGAGGGGGAAAAGGACGCGGATAACCTGGCCGCGCTGGGCTTTGCCGCCACAACTAACCCAGGCGGTGCGAGCAAGAAGGGACTGGCCATTAAGTGGCAGTCGGAGCATACCGAAAGCCTGCGTGGCGCGGACGTGATCATCCTGCCCGATATCGACGAAACGGGTACCTACGACCGGCGCAAGGTTGCTCGTCTACTGTTACCGGGCTGCAAGAGCGTGAAACTGCTCAACCTGACGCAGAGCGGCATCCCGCTTCCCGAGAAGGGAGATATCACCGACCTGTTCAAGATCGCCAAGAAAGCGCGGGGGCTGGAAATTCTCAAAAAATTGGAAGCGGATACGCCGACCCTGACCCTTGCGATGCTTGATGAACTGGAAAAGGCGCAGGCTCCGGAGGGCGAAGCGCCTGCCGAGAACGACCCGGAGCGCGAAAAAGCCACCGAACGCATGAACAGCATACCCGGCTACTGCGTGGAGGATGGTTGCATCTGCAAATGGGAAAGCGAGGAGAACCATCGCAGGCTGTGCGCCTTTCTGGCGGTGCCGGTGGCGGAGATCACCCGCGATGACGGTCTGAATGTGGAAACGGTGACCCTAATTGACGGGTGGACCCGCGACGGGGCGCGGATGCCGCAGGTGCGCGTGAACAGCAAGGTATTTGACCGCATGGGCTGGGTGATGGACAACTGGGGGCTTCGCGGGAACATCCTGCCCGGGAGCACGGTAAAAGACAACCTTCGCTACGCCATCGCCGCCGCCGGTGAAAAGGGCGTGAAGCGGTACACGGAATACAACCATACAGGATGGCGCAAGATTGGCGGGCGCTGGGCATACCTGTACCAGGGCGGCGCCATCGGCAACGACAACGTGAACGTGGAGCTGGGCAGCGGGTTGCAGGCGTACCGGCTAGATGGAAACGGCGAACCGGGATTTGCGGCTATCGACCGATCCAGCGCCATCATGGCTAGTTTTAGCCTGGTGATGAACCTGGGCGCACGGCACCTGATGGTGCCCCTTCTGGCTACCGCCTACCTGGCCCCACTCAAGGAAGCCATGGACACGGCGAGTTGCAGCCCGAACTTCAGCCTATTTCTGGTGGGCGAAAGCGGATGCGGCAAGAGCACCGCCTCGGCGCTGGCACTTTCCCATTTCGGGAGCTTTACCGCCAACAGCCTGCCCGCCAGCTTTAATGATACGGCCAACTACATACAGAAAAAAGCCTTTCTGCTCAAGGATGTGCCCATTGTGGTGGATGACTACCACCCGACCAGCAGCATTCAGGAGCGCCGGAGGATGGAAGCCACCGCGCAGAGCCTGAGCCGGACCTTCGGCGACAACGCCACCCGCAAGCGCATGAACAGCGATACCAGCCTGCGCGAGGACACGCCGCCACGGTGCATCAGCATCATCAGCGGCGAGAGCACGCCCAACGTGGGCGAAAGCGGCGTGGCACGCTTCTTCCTGATCAATGTGGAAAAGGGGGACGTGCCCATGGACGACGCACTGACCGCTGCGCAGGAATGTGCCCGCAAGGGCTACCTGGCCAAGGCCATGCGTGGGTACATCGAATGGTTGCTGCCCCAGATGGACGCACTGCCCGACAAGCTGCTGGAACGTTTTCAAGCCCTGCGCAGCAAGGCGCAAAAGGAAGCTAGCAAGAGCGCCCACAACCGCGCTCCGGGCACCATTGCCTGCCTGATGTTGGGATATGAAATGATGCTTACGTACATGACCGAAGCAGGGGAGTTACCCCCAGAACTGGCCGAAAAGGAGCGCAAGGCAGCCTGGAGCACGCTGCTTGCCAACAGCACGCAGCAAGCGGAAGAAAGCGCCGAGGAGCGCCCGGGGCGCGCCTTCCTGCGGACGCTGGGTGAAATGCTGGTGGCTAAGATCGCGGCGGTGCGCGATTTGACTGACGGTACCCAAACCAGTGACCCGGCGCGCGGCATGGTGGGCTGGATGGACAGCCAATATTATTACATCATGCCAGAAATGGCATTTACGCTGGTGAGCGAGCAGGTGCGCAAGCAAGGTATTGAGTTGCAGCTGCCCCAGCGTAGCCTGTACCGGCAGATGCGCAGCGACGGGTTCATTACCCCGCCAGCCACCAGCAAGACCTACAGTTACCTGAAGCGCGTGCGAAGCGACAAACCTGCCGAACGGGTGCTGTGGATCCCGCGCAAGCTGCTGGACGGCGGGGAGCCTGCCGAGGAGCAGATCAAAATTGAAAGCCTCCCCAACGGCCATACAGTGGTCGATGGGGAAGAAATACCATTTTAGGAGGATGTTTGTATGGAGCTTAAGTTGGGCAAGGGGGTTTACGAAAAAAGGGACATCGCTGATCGCCGGTTTGAGATTGTGAACAGCGGCACAGCTCAGCTGACTATCGAGGAGGCAACCGTTTTGTTACTGTGGGCGGTAGACGGCGATAAGATCAAGGTCATGTTACACGGCAGCATCAACGAAAATGTGATCTACGCCATGCTGTGCACGTTTGGGAAAAACTACCCCGACATGGTGCGACAGGCGACGATCCGGTACCTTGCGGAGTGTATGTGTATTTTCCCATCCGGCGAATCTGTGGCCGAAAAGGCCGAAACTGCTGATCCGGTTTCCGACAGGTTTAGCCAAGTTCCCAGCTTGAAAGGGGGCGATGGAGAATGCAAGAGTTGAGCGCGTCGGGTCTTGGAACAGAGCTGCGACGCATCGAAGTGCGCATTTCCACCCACTTCCAACACGCGGCGGATGAACTACTAGGCGTTGGGCTGTGCCTGATTGAAGCCAAGGAGCGCGAGCTGGTGCCCCACGGGCAGTGGGAAGAATGGGTGCGGCAGCATACCGGCATGAGCGAGCGCACCGCCCAGCGGCTGATGGCCACGGCGCGGGAGGTGCCCGAGGGTAGCGTGCTGGCGACGCTACCCATCAGCCAGGTGCAGGCGATCCTCGCCCTTCCGGAGCCGGAACGAGAGGCCATGGCGCAACAGGCCAAGGATGACGGGCTGAGTGTGCGGAAGCTGCAGGAAGCGATTGAAGCCAAGCAGGAGGCCGATCGGCGCGCGGACAGCCTGCAAAAAGCCATTGACGCCCGTGATGCCCACTACAGTAAAACACAGGAAGAGCTTGCAAAGAGGCTTAAAGCAGCGGAAACGCGAGCGGATGCCGAAGCGGAAGATCGGCTCAACGCTGACCAGCGTGCCAATGACCGGTGGCGTTTGACGATTAAAAATCTGCGCGATGACCTGGAAGAGGCGCGGAAAGCGGCCCCTGACGAGGGGATTGCCCCCGAAGCCCAGGCAAACATAGTTTTGCTGGAGGGAAAGCTTGATGCCGCACAGCGTGCTATGAAGGAACAGGAAGCCCGACTGATGGAGCAGTCCGATAAGCGGCAGGAAGCCCAGAATGCGCTGATTTCGCTTCGCAGGCAGATCGCCCGCGGGGACGTGACTGGGGAACCCACGGAAGGGCTTACGCTGGAAGGGTTGGCTGAGGCAACACGCTCCTTCCTGGGCAAGGTGGGCACGGTGCCTCACATGGGGCGCACATTGGCCTCCCTGCGGCGGGAGAGCCGGGATGGGTGGGAACAGTACATCGATATGGTGGGCGCCTGGGTGGAGGGCTCACGCGAGGCCATGAAGGCCGTGGAAGGAGTGGTTGACCTTGACTAGTAAAGAGATGATACCGCAGCCGAAACCGGACGGCGAACTGGTTGATCTACGGGAGCTTGGTGCCATGATGGGACAGATGGTTGAACTGATGCGCGGCGTGGCCGAAAGCCAGCGGATGATCAACGCCCGGGTAGAGAAGTTAGAAAAACAAAACGCGCTGGCTATACGTGTGACGGCCTCGCAGGCGCGGGAGATCGGAAACGAGATCCAGCATCGTGCGGAGGTTATCTGCGCGGTGCAAGGGTTTGACCAAATTATGAAGCAGCATCCTTCTGTTTACTTTTACGCGTGCCGGGAACCGATTGCCCGCGCCATACGCAAGGCCGTGAAGTTGGCTGCCGGAGTGAACAGCCTGCGGGAGCTGCCCAAGTGCGAGTATAGCGTGGTGCTGGAACAGATTGCACTGTGGGAAGATTACCGGGTGATCACCGCCGTAAAAGAGCGCGACGGCATGGCGGAATATCTCCAAAAATGATGTACACCTGCGAACATTGTTTCCACCGGCTATGGTGCGGGACACACCGATCGGGTGGGTGGTGCGCGAACTGGAAGGCTGGACGGTATATGCTTAAGCGGAAAAAGGAGGCTTGAAAGGGTGAAAAAAATCCTCAAAAAGCTACTGCTGAGAGTTCGCCTGATGCGAATTGAGCACGCAGTGCATGTAAGGCTGGGTCCGTTCCTGCGCGATATCGTGATGTGCCCAGATCGCCCATACCTTTATGGTATGGAACGTCGAAGCGGAAAAACGCTTACTGCATGCATGTGGATTCTACTGCACAGGCGTGTGTCCATGAAAGGCTGTTGCCCGGCCGTTGAAGTCCCGGATCCAGATATTGATATATCGCGCGGTGTGGAGGACTTCACGTATCGAACTCTTTGTGAAATGGCAGCGAAGTGTCGCAAGCATAATATTAAGGTTTGCGATACACCTTACCCAATGCGGTACCCCTACTGGAAGGGATGCCGTTATCGTGGATATGCCGATGAAAGAAGGTAAGTGTAACATGACCAACCAGGAAAAAATTCAAGAACACACAGGACTTGAGATTACCGCAGACATGTTGCGTGCCAAGGCTGCTGAGCAGGGCATGGGTGTCATCGGCATCCTCAGTTCTGAGAATATGGCGTTTCTTTGGCCTTCCGTGCGGGCGTGGATTGCGACCTGCTACGGGCCAGTGGAAATCGACATGGAGACGGGCGATGACAACTGGAGTCGGTTTCTCGCTGCTGAGTATGTAAGCCTGCCCGACTTGCTATTGCTGCACATGCAGCAATGTGGGGATGCGATGCAGCTAATTGCCAAGGGGAGCAAGGCTTTGGTGGATTCGCTCGTTGAGCTCAAAGCTTTGGAGGTTGAGGCTGTGGAGGCCCACAAGGCAGATGTTTCGGCATTTGTGGCGCGATGCGCGTCAGGGCAGGGCGGGGCAACGACCGCCGAAGAGGAGGCAAGAGAGCTGACGGAGGACCATTCTCATGAATGAAGTGATCCTGATCGGGAATCTGACACGCGATCCTGAAACCCGGCAGACAAAGAACGGTATCCCTTACTGCCGATTTAGCCTTGCGGTGAACCGCCGGAAGCGCGAGGGGCAAAACCAGCCGGAAGCGGACTTCATCCCCATCCTGTGCTGGCGTAACCTGGCAGAGCTTTGCCAGAAGTACCTGGCCAAGGGGCGTAAGTGCAGTGTGGTGGGGCGGCTGGAAGTGCATACCTACGAGGACCAGGAGGGCACGAAACGAACCGCCTTTGAGGTGGTGGCGGATAAAGTGGATTTTCTTGGCAGCAAAAAACAGGACGAACCTGCCGCCGAGCAGGCGACGCAGAGCAGCGACGGGTACACAGAAGTTTCGGGCGACGACCTGCCGCCGGGGCTTGACGACTAGAGAAGGGGGCATTGCATGAACGCCGTGGAGGTTTTCGCCCGTTGCCGGCGGGCGGATGAGGACATCGAAACCATACGGGCGGATATCGCCCGGTACCGGGAGATTGCCACCAACGTGACACCCAAAATGGACGATATTGGCGGCGGGCACGGAGGCGGGGCAAAGGACAAAACCGCTACCTATGCCGTGGAACTTGCCCGACTGGAGGAGGAACTGGCGCTGCGCCTGCGAGAAAAGGAGGCGGAAGTTACTGCGTGTACCCAGCTAGTTAGTGCGCTACCGCCCACCGTACGTGGTGTTATGCACCGGTATTATGTAATGCGCGAAGCCTTGAACGTGGTGGCAAAACATGAAAATTACAGCTATGGGTATACTCGGAACATGAAGGCGGATGGGTTGAAAATGATCGGCGAGATCGAGGATGCGACGGTGCAGACGGTGCTTCCGAGCTGGTACCGGTGAACCTTTCCAACCTCCACGGTAAAACGGGCAGAAATGCCTGTTTTCTTTGTGCTGCAAGGCTTTGGATACATTGTCACATGCTGTCATGTGCTGTCACATGACAGCACTATACTGTCATATGACAGCACTATCAGTGCATATGACAGTATGTGACAGCACTATACTGTAATATGACAGCACTATACTGTCATGTGACAGCACATGCTCTAGACATGCACTCTTGACAGTGATATGATCAAACTGCAAAAGAAGCGAGCAGGGCGACCCGAAGGGGCCGCCTTTTTGCGTGGGGTGAAAGCTGTGTATCACAAAGAGAGCGAACCCTTCTACCACACGGGCGTATGGAAGCGCACCGCTGCCGAGCGGATGCGCATGGACAATTACCTATGCTGCGACTGCATGGAGCGGTTTCACAGCGGGGGGCGCGGCAAGGTGAGGGACGCCGAGGTGGTGCACCACGTGATACCGCGCAGCGAGCGCCCAGACCTTGAACTGGATATCCAAAATTTGCGCAGCCTATGTAAACAGTGCCATAATCAGCGGCACCCCGAAAAGGGGCGGGCCAAGGAGGCGGCCAAGCCCACGAAGCCGAACCGCGCCCGGGTCATCAAGATATAGGAGGCACCGACATGAACGAGGACATGAAGCAACAGCAGTTGGCGCGTATCAAAAACCCAGAGGCGCGGGCACTGTACGAAAACATCTGTGCCGTTTGCGAAAAACGGCCGGGCGGCATGGACGACATTGCCCAAAGTATCGCTGGTGATATTGCCATGATGGAAGAGCAAAAACGGAGCTTCGATGAGGATGTGGCCAAGCGGGGTGTGATGGTACCCTGGAAAAATGGGCGGCAAACCGGTATGCGCGAAAATAAAAGCATCCAGCAGGCGCGCATGCTGCGGGAGCAGCAGCGAAAGCACTTGCACGAACTTCGCCTGACCCCCGCCCATCTGAAAGGGCAGGCGGAAAGCCCGGGCGAAACGGAAGTGCCTCGCAAGCCGGAAGATGAGTTTGACGATTTCCCCGACACTTGACCCACTGGGGAAGCTTTATGGATATGCACAGGACGTTACGACCGGAAAACAGGTTGCCTGTGAGAAGGTTAAAATGGCCTGCGCGCGTTTCCTGCTGGATCTGGAAAAATCAAAAGACCCGGAATACCCATGGCGCTTCGATGAACGGTTGGCCCTTCGGCCGATTGAGTTCATGGAGCGCTTTTTAGCACCCACCAAAGGCAATTACGAACGCATGGAGCTGATGCCCTGGGAGTGCTTCGTCGAGGGGAACATCTACGGCTGGGTGAGCAAGGAAACCGGACTGCGCCGCTTCCGCGAGGCGCTGATCGTGGTGGGCCGCGGCAACGGGAAAAGTACGCTGATGGCGGGGAACGCTACCTTCGGGGCAAGCAAGGATGGGGAGCGCGGCGCGGATGTGTACCTGCTGGCCAACAGTAAGGAGCAGGCCAGCATCGTATATACCGAGTGTACAGGGCAAATTGAGGCCAGCCCCTTCCTAGCCAGCCGATTCCGAACCCTGCGGGATGGCATTTACTACGACAAGACCAACAGCCGCATCCAGCACCGGGCCAGCGACAGCCACAAGCTGGATGGCCTGAACCCGCACATGGGGGTGTTCGACGAAATCCACGAATACCGCGACTACAAGCTGATCAACGTGATCAAGCGCGGCATGAACAAACGCCGCCAGCCGCTTGCCATCTACATCACCACTATGGGCACGGTGCTGGAAGGCCCCTTAATGGATTACTACGCGCTGTTCACGGACGCGATGCAGGAGGGAATGCTGCCCGCCAGCGTGGCCGACCGGCTTTTCTGCTTCATCTGCGAACTGGACAGCGCGGACAACATTGAGGACCGCAGCTGCTGGGTGAAGGCCAACCCAGGCATGGGCCTGCTGCTGGACCTTGATACGCTGAGCAATGACTGGGAGCGGTGCAAGAGCATTCCCCAAGAGCGCAGCGACTTCATTACCAAGCAGCTGAACGTGATGGCGGATGCGAGCGACGCCGGGTTTGTGGACATCAGCGTGCTGAACCGCAACCGCAAAACGCTGGACATGGAAAGCCTGACCGGGCGAAGCTGCTACGGTGGGTTTGACCTGAGCAGCCGTGAGGACTTCACCGCTGCCGCGCTGGAGTTTCCGCTGGACAATGGGGATTCGTTCGTGCTGCAGCACAGCTGGGTGCCCAAGCGTAAGGTGGAGATGGACAACGAGAAAATTCCTTATTACGAATGGGCGCTGCAGGGGCTGCTGACGATTTGCGACGGCGACTATATTCCACAGGATGTGGTGTACCAGTGGTTTGTTGACCAGGCGAAAAAGTACGAGATTATCAGCATCGGGTATGACCCGGCTAACGCGGTGTGGTTGACCCGGATGCTGGAAGGCGCGGGCTTCTGCTGCGAGGTGAAGCGCCAAGGCCCCATGACCATGAACGACCCGATGAAGGATGTACGGGAAATGCTGCTGGACGGGCGACTGATTAGCAACAACGACCCGATGCTGCGCTGGTACATGCACAATGTTCGGCTACGCAATGATTACCGTGACCGCGACCGTGAAAACTGGATGCCTGTGAAACGCAACCGCTACCGCAAGATCGATGGATTCATGGCCTTTTTGGACGCGCATGCGGTGGCCATGCAGAAAGCTCCCATCCTGGGGGATACAGTGCCGGCAAGCGTAACGGTATTCCGATTTTAGCCTTCCCAAAAGCGCCAACGTTGACGCTTTTCATTTTGCCATGGCGGCCGGTCGGCTGACCGAAAGGAGTGAAACACATGGCGATCTTCCCGTGGAAAAGGGCTGCGAAGGCACGCGACGAGCCAAAAGGCCCCATGACCGGCGTGTACCAGACGCGCGCCGATCGATACATGACCGCCAGCGAGGCCATCTACGCGGCGGTAAGCCGCGTGGCCAACACCGTGGCCTGTATGCCCTTACACCTGTATAAGGGGATGGAGCTGCAAAAGAAAGACTCGCTGGAAAAGCTGATCGCTTACGCGCCCAACCCCCGCATGACGGCCTTCATGTTCCGGCTGACGATGCAGGCGTGCGTGGGCAATGAAGGCAACGCCTACGCGCTGATCGTGCCCACCCTCGCCGGTACGATCGATCGGCTGGATGTGTTGGACCCCACGCGCGTGACCCCCATCCGCATGATGGATACCGGGGAAATCTGGTACCGGGTAACCCCTCCGGACAGCCCGAAACAATTCTGGGTTCACAACAGCGATATGATCGTGATTCGGCACATGAGCGCAAACGGCGAGCGTGGCATCAAACCCATGGACGTTCTGCGCGGCAGCATCCAGTACGATGCCGACGTGAAAACCTACACCATGGAGCAGATCAAGGCGATCAATAATTCCATTGTGCTGACGGTACCCAATACAGGGCTGAACAAAGAACGCCGTCAAGAGATTATCAAGCAGTTTTTGGAGGCATACAACGACAGCGGCCGCAGTGCCATTGTGCTGGACGGCGGCATGACGGTGGCTAACCTGAGTCGCACGCCGGTGGACAGCGACGTGCTGGGCGTGGAAAACATGACCCGCAACCGTGTGGCTACGGTGTACAACATTCCCCCCAGCCTGCTGGGCGACACCAGCGACAAAGGCTTTGCTGACAATGAACAGCAGATGCGCGAGCTGATGCAGCTGACCATATTGCCGATTGTGGCTCAATGGGAAGCTGAGCTTGACCGCAAGCTGCTCACCTGGGAGCGGATCATGGAAGGATACCACTTCAGCTTTGACATGGACGCGGTGCTGCGCGGCGACGTGAAAACCATGGCCGACAAGCACCAGAAGGCCATTCGCGGCGGGTGGATGAGACCGAATGAAGTGCGCGAAAAGGACAATCTTCCGCCCGACCCTGACGGTGACGTGCTGTTGTGTGCCCGCGACCTGCTGCCGCTCAAGATGGTACTGACAGGCGCAACGGTAAAGGACAGCGGGCGATAGACTCGGGCGACAAGAACAGTGAGGTGAATATTTTGAACCATTTCTGGGTGTTTAACCAGCTGAAAGGCGATCCGGACGGTGAGCGTGAACTGGCGCTGGACGGCGTGATTGCGGAAGAAAGCTGGTTTGACGATGAGGTAACCCCGGCGGCCTTCCGTGCGGAGCTAATGCAGGGCACCGGGGACATTGTAGTACGCATCAATAGCCCGGGCGGCGACTGCGTGGCGGCCGCACAGATCTACAACATGCTTTGCGAGTACCCCGGCAAGGTGACCGTTCGAATCGACGGTATCGCTGCCAGCGCCGCCAGCGTGGTGGCCATGGCGGGCGACCATGTTAGCATGAGCCCTGTTAGCCTGATGATGATCCACAATCCGTGGGCGGTGGCGATTGGTAACAGCGAGTATATGCGCCAGGGGATGCAGATGCTCGACGAAGTAAAAGAGTCGATCATCAACGCCTACGAAACCAAAACCGCGCTGCCCCGGGCGAAGCTCTCCGCGCTTATGGACGCCGAAACGTGGATGAGCAGCGGCCGCGCGCTGGAGCTGGGCTTTGCGGACGACGTGAGCAAGCCCGCAAAGAAGAAAAGCGCCGCCGCGCCTGACGAGGAGGACGACCCCGACAAGGACAACGCCCTGATCGGAAAAGCTGGCGCAAACCAGGCGCCGCGGTTTGCTTATGCCATGCACGGCGTGGACAACGCCGCCGTGATGAAGGCGCTGGCGAAGGTACAGGGCGCGGCTCCGGAGGGCGGCGGGCAGGCGACCACGGCTGCAACCACCAAGGACTTCAACCCCAGTTTCCTTTCACATCACCACACTCTGGAACACTCCCACAGAAGCTACCTTAACGGGCATCCGCTTGGCACCGCGCCCACATCCCCTGATGCGGCGACCGACCGCGACAAGGCCAGCTTTGCGCTGGCACTGGCGCAGGCCGACGCCAGCCTGTGACCCACAAGCACAAGAAGGAGGTAACCCCTATGGAAAACCTGACTCAGCTGAAGGATACCCTGAAAAACCTGCAAAATGACATGCGCACGCTGGTGGCCAGTGGGCAGACGCTGCTGGCTAACCAGGCTGCGACCCCTACGCAGCTGACCGAGCATACCGGCAAGATCAACGCCCTGCAGGCGCGCATTGACCTGACCCGCGCGACCATCGCCCAGGAGGAAGCCGGTCAGCAGACCGCGCTGCCCGCCCAGGCTGCTACCAAGGGCGGCCGCGTAGTGGTGATCCGCAAGAGCAACGAATACGCGCAGGCCTTCGCTTACGCTATCCGTAACCGGCTGAACCCTGCCAACCCTTGCCCGGACACGAGCCTGAACGTGCTTTACGATGTGCTGACCGAGAGCGGCGGCACGCCTGCGGGCAGCGACGGCGGCTTCCTGGTGCCGGAGGATGTGCAGACGCAGATCAACGAGCGCCTGCGCCAGCTGAACCCCCTGCGCGACCTGTTTACGGTGGAGCCGACCAGCGCAAGCAAGGGCACCCGCATCGTGGATACCGATCCTACCACCGGCCTTACCCAGCTGGATGGCGAAGCGCCTGCCGGTGGGGTGCCGGAGGATGACCAGCCCGCCTTTGTGCCGGTGAGCTATTCGCTGAACACCTACGGCTTGATCGTTCCGGTGAGCCGCGAGCTAGCCGCCGATGAAACGGCCAACCTGTTTGGCTACCTCGCCCGGTGGTACACCAAGAAGCAGGTGATCACCGAAAACAAGCTGCTCAAAGCGGCGCTGGATCTGCTGACCGCCCAGATCATCACCGACGATGACGACCAGAACGCCATCATGCAGCTGCGCAGCATCCTGAACATGGCGCTGGATCCGGCGATCAGCCAGACGGCCACGATCCTGACCAACCAGAGCGGCTTTGACTTTTTGGACAGCATCACCGACAGCACCGGCCGCCCGTTGCTGCAGCCCGACCCCGCGACCGGCACGCCGATGTTTATTAAAACCCACTCGGTGAAGGTGATGAGCAACCGTACCTTCCCCAACCGCGTGGTGACCACCGCGGGCGCGACCAAGGGCGACTACTACCCCATCTACGTGGGCGACTTCAAGCAGTACGCCACGCTCTTTGAGCGGATGCCGCTGGAGTTTGTTTCCACCGACGTGGGCGGCGACGCCTTCAAGAAGAACCGCATCGACGTGCGCGGCATCAGCCGCCTGGGCGTGACCCGCTTTGACGCCGAAGCGGTGGTGCGCCGCGAGATCTTCATCCCGGCGGTGTAAGCGGCTGGAATGAAACCAGCGGAAAGGAGAACCTGAACCCATGAACGCAACGAAAAACTATACCGGCCGCAACGGCAGCCAGACGGTGATCGGCGGTGAGCTGCGCGTGAAAGCGGGCGCGAAGCTGACGCTGGAAGCGGGCGCGACCATTTCCGGGCTGCCCGCCTTGACCGGGTTGCCCCCGATTAAGTACATGCAGGACGCGGGAAGCGACGCCAGCACCGTGGCCGCGATTCGCGCCGAACACAACGAGCTGCTGGCGAAGCTTCGCTCTGCCGGGCTAATGGCTGCTGCGCCTACCATCGCGGTGCTGACCCAGCCCGCCGACCTTGCCCTTGTGGCAGGGAGTATCGGCGCCGGCGCGGTGCTGACCGCCGCCTTCCAGGTGAGCGACGGGAGCACGCCGACCTATCAATGGTACAGCAACGCTGCCGACAGCAATACGGGCGGCGCTGCCGTGAACGGTGCGACCGACGTGAGTTACGCCATCCCCACGGGGGCAACCGCCGGAACGACCTACTACTACTGCGTGGCGACTTATGAGGGCGTGAGCACCGCCAGCGAAGCGGCCGCTGTGGTAGTCACCGCCTAGTAAACAACAGGAACGGGCGCGTGCCTTAGTGGTACGCGCCCGCCTACACGACGGGAGGAATTTCCCATGGCTAACCTTGTGACGGAAAACTATCAAAACCCAAGCATGCCGCTATACATCGCCCTAGATACCGGCGAGCGGCGCAACGTCGCCAACGTGAACGCTAGCCTACGCGGCGCCAAGGGCGTGAGCATCAACGTGGATGTGTCCGACCCAGAGCTGTGTGCTGCCAACCTTGACGCGGTCACCAGAGCAGTGATGGGCTTTGTAGAAAACGTGTTCACGCAGGCAGCCGAGATGGGCGTGCCTGTGGCCGGATCGACGAACGCATAAAGGAGGGTGCCCCATGGCGCAAACCTACCGAACGACAAGGGCGATCACCGTGCGGGGGCACAGGTATGAAAAAGGCGTGGTATACGCGCCTGAAAGCGAGGACGACGCCTTGCAGCTGTTGCACTTACACCTGATCGAGCGCACGCATCCACCCAACGCGGAGCAACAGGAGGTGAAGCCGGATGGCGGTAACTATTGATGGCCTGAAAGGCTTTGCAGCCACCGACCCCAATGTGGCGGACACAACCCTACAACTGTGCATGGATGCGGCCATCTGCTGGTTAAATGCTGCAGGCGTAAAGCCCCGGGATAGCGATGCTTCCTATGACCTGGCGGTATACCGGCTGGCCACCCACTACTACGATACCCGCGGCAATCAGGAGGCGGGCAAAGACGACGTGCCCCCCACGGTGATGAGCCTGATGCACCAACTACGCAGTGAGCCGGAGGCGGTGAGTGAATGAACGCCGGAGATCTTCGGCACCTGATTACCTTTCAGGAGCCGGACGGAACTGCCACGGACGACGAGGGTAACGCGGTGCTCGTGTACAAAAAGGTGTGCGACACCATGGCGGCCATCAAGGACGTGAGCGGACGCGACTTTTACGAGGCCGCCGCCCACCAGATGGAAAACATAGTAACCTTCACCATCCGATGGCGGAACGGGCTGCGAAACGACATGCAAATTGTTTATGGCGGAACGGTGTACGACATTGTGCAGATCAACCATCTGGGCTACCGGCGCGACTGGACACAGATCAAGGTGCGGATCCGGCAGCCGCAGGGAAGTGAGGTGAGCGCGCATGGCTACCTTTAACGTTGTCGGCTTTGACGATGTAATCAAAGGGCTTGAAGCGGCCAGCGAGGACTACAAGCGCGTTGCCATCATCGCCGCAGAGGCGGGGGCTAAGGCGGCCGTCAAGTGCATGGAGCGGACGGTGCCTGTGCGTACCGGCATCCTGAAGGGGAGCCTGCAATACAAGGGGCCGAATTTCACATTCGAGAAAGGCCATTACTTCGATGTGTTCCCATCCGGCTTTAAAAAGAACGGCCGAAAGAAGCAGCGTATCGAGGAAGTCGGCTTTGTGCTGGAGTACGGGAAAAGCAACACACCTGCCATGCCGTGGATGCGGACTGCCGTTGAGGAAGGTGAACCGGAAATTGTGGCCGCTATGGCTGAAGCGTTGAAGAAAGAGGGATATGAATGAGCGTTAACGCTACGATCAAAAATGCCCTCGCTCCGCTTCCGTGGCCAGCGTCGCAGCACCCGGCGGCAAACGCAACCGACCCGATCTACCTGACATGGCAGGAGCTTACGCTATCCCCCACCGACTACGCCAGCAATATGGCACGGCGCACCGGCTATATGGTGCAGGTGAACGTGTTCAGCCGCACGCCCGTAAAGGACGCCCAACTGCGCAGCGTGCTGGACGCGCTGACCGCCGCAGGCGTGACCGTGCAATACGCCGGTCCGCGCAACTACGAGGACGATACCAAGCTATACCACATCCCCATTACCTGCCGATGGCAGGAATAACCCCACGGCGCACGCCTGGTGGCGCGCGCGGAAAGGAGACCCCTTATGCCTACGACTACCCCGACCCCGGGTTACTTTTACGGTGTGGCGGACGTGTACGTCGCGTTCATGACCACACCTGATGCGGTGGGTACCGCGCCCGTATACGGTACCCCGCAGGTGCTTGGCAAATCCATCGAGATTGGCCTGAAGCCCCGCTACCGTGAAGGCAGGCTGGACGCCAGCAACATCGTGGTGCGGCGAAAGAAGAAGATCGACGGCTATGACGCAACCCTGAACCTGGATGACATCCCCGCGGCGCTTCAGGGCACCATGTTCGCGCGCGTAACCGACGCCAAGGGCGTGCAGACGCTCAGCGGCGACACCGACCCCGCCAAGTGCGCGCTGGGCCTGTGCTTTACGCGCGATAACGGCCACAAGGAGCTCTGGTGGCTTTACAAAGGCGAGTTCTATGAGCCGGAAAAGAGCGGCAAGACCGACTCGGACAAGATCGAGTACCAGACGCCCAAGGTGGAGGGTGCGTTTGACCGCCGCATGAACGACCACAAGCTGTGCGCCATCCTGGATGAGGACAGTGACACCGCCGACGCGCCCACCGCCGCCGGTTGGTTTGGCACGGTATACGAAACCGCCGTAGTGTAAAGCGGCCTACCCATCATCGGCCGGGAAAACTCCCGGCCGATGACTATTTGAAAAGGAGAATTGCTATGACGAGTAACGTTTTTCCGTTTAACCCTTCCGGGGCAAAAGTGGAAGCCCCCGCGACCGCCCCTGTGGTGGGGGATGTGCGCGGCCGGGATATCGCAGCACCTGAAATGGCCATAACCCTTGGCGAGACACGGTATGTGCTTATTTTCAACAATAAGGCTGCGCGCGTTTGTGAGGATATTTACGCCGAGCAATACGGTCGCGACGTTGGTTATTATGCAATCCTGAAAGAAGCGTCCCGGTTTATGCACCGTGCGCTGATGGCGCTTTATTATGGCGCGTTGATCGGCGGTGGCGCAGAAATGAGTTGGGAGAAGTTTGATGAACTTTTTAGCGTTAGCGCGATCGACGGCATGGCCGAGGTGCTGCAAAAGGCCATTGCGCGGTCGCTTCCGGAGCATGACGCAAAAAACGTGCCACCCACGCCGCGGACGAAGAAGGGCATTTTCCGTGGGCGTGGATGATGTTTCACGCGCTGGATCTTGGCATCAGCGCCCATGACTTCTGGGCGATGAGCCCGCGGGCGGTGCTGCTGATACAGGCTGAGCTGGTAGCCACCAAGGGGGATAGCGGCAAAGCAATTGAGCGGCCCATCGCACCTACGCGCATGCGGCTGGCCGACATCCCAAAGCCGTAACAGATTGAACGATAACAGGCCGAGCGTGGATTACGTTCGGCCTTCTTACGACGCCTGAAGGCAGCTGCCGCATGATCGGCGACCATGGCGGCCTCGGAATGGACGGATACCCGAACAATCGGCAAAGGGGGCGGCTACATGGGCAAGAAAGGCGGAAGTGATCCGAAGCTCCGCGCAAGCATAGGGATTGGCGGGGAAAAGGAGTACCGGGAAGCGCTCGAAGGCATCGGCCAGCGGATGAAGATGCTCAAGAGCGAAATGAGCGTGACCACCGCCGAGTTCAAGGCGCAAGGCGCGACCATGGAGAACCTGAAGCGGCGGCAGGGTGAGCTGAACGAGAAATACGACCTGCAGCTGCAAAAGGTGGTTACCCTGCGGGACATGCTGGAAAAATGCCGGGCAAAGTACGGCGAAAATGCCGATGAAACCCGCAATCTTCAACTGGTGCTGAACGAAGCAAACGCCGAAATGGCCAACGCGGATGCAGAGTTAAAGAAAAACACCCAAGCGATGGCCGACTTTGAGGCCGAAACCGCGCTGGTGGTTGCAGCCATCGGCGTGGCCTTCCTTGCCGGGATCCGAAACGTGGCTGGCGCTATCAACGGCGCTTTTATCACCGCAGTAAAGGCGGCCGGTACTGCGCTTAAAGACATGGGCGAATTTGCTCTGCAGGCCGCAAAGAAGGGGTTTGAACTTAGCAAGAGCGCCGGCAGCATGGCCGACGATGTGCTGACCACCAGCCAGCAGACCGGCATTGCCGCCGACCAGCTGCAAAAGTGGACGTATGCCGCCAACTTTATGGACACGCCGGTGGACACCATCACCAAGAGCATGGCCAAGATGACCAAGACGGTGGGCGATGCGGCCGACGGCAGCAAGACTGCGCAGGAGAAATTCAAGGCGCTGGGCGTTGATATTCGCGACAAGGTCACGGGCGAATTGCGCGACAGCGAGGATATCTTTGCCGACTCCATCGATGCGTTGGGTAAAATGACCAATGAAACCGAGCGCGACGCGGCCGCGATGGATCTGTTCGGGAAATCCGCTCAGGAATTAAACCCATTGATTGAGGCAGGCGGAGACGCCATTACGAAACTTGGCAATGAAGCCGAAAAGATGGGCACGGTGTTCAGCGACAGCCAGCTGGCCACGCTGGGCGGTTTTGATGATTCCATGCAGCGCATGAACGCCACTGCCGACGGGCTGGCCAACACCATTGGGCTGCTGTTGGTGCCCGCCTTCCAGCCGCTGGTGGACGCCGCCTCGGACGGCATGGGCAAGCTCAGCGCCGCGCTGAAGGACGGGCTGCAGCCGGGCGAGCTGGAAACCATCATGGACGACCTGATGGGCAGTTTGGAAGATGCGCTTGCCGACATCACCCCGCTCATCCGCAAGGCGATCCCCGTGGCCACGAAGGCCGCGAAAGCCATTATCGCGGTGCTGGCCAAGGAACTGCCCAAACTGGTGGGCGACCTGGCCCCTGCGGCGCTGGAGCTGCTGCGCGGCTTCCTGGACTCCATGTCGGACAACAGCGATGAAATCGGCACCATGGCCGCTGACCTGATTAAAAGCCTGGTGGATTTTCTGATTGATGCCGCGCCGGAATTGGTGGACGCCTCCGGAGAGATCGTCGAAAGCTTCATCGACGGGCTGGTGAGCGGTAACGGGCTCAGGGACATCGTGAGCGGTGCTGTGGAGCTGCTGGGCAAGTTCGCGGTCGCGCTGGTGAAGAACGCCAGCATGTTGATCGCCAAGGGGCCGATGATCATCGGGGAACTGGTGAAAGGGCTGCTGGACGCCGACTGGGGCGGGATGGCCATGGAACTGGTGGGCAGCCTTGGGGACGCGATTACCGCCGCCTTCACGAATGCCGATGAGATAGCCGCCGCCTATGAGCAACAGTTTGGGGCCACCGAAAAGGCATGGGCCGCCTTTAAGACGGTGCTGGACAAAGCCGACTCAAACCTTGAAAGCTCGCAGACGGACGCCGAAGCGAAGAAAACGCTGGCGACCGAGCTACTGGCCCTGTATGACCAGCTGGAAAAGAAGGATATTAAAACTGATGCCGACCTGACCCTGATGGCCGGATACGCTGAACAGATTGCGGAGCTGTATCCGCAACTAGCCCAGTACATCGACCCTGCCACAGGGCTGTTCAACACCAACACGCAGGCCATCCAGAACAATATTAACGCGCTTGCACAGTTGGCCTTAGTAGAAGGATATCAGGACTACCTGAAGACCGTAGGGCAGGCGCTTGCCGAGTTCAACATTAAGCTGGATGATCAGACCGCCAAGTACCAGGAAGCGCAAACCAAGTTGACGGAGCTGCAAACAGCGGCAGACAACGCGCAGGGAATGTTTGATAACATCTTCGGCACCGGAGGGGGCGGCCTGACAGCCTTCGAGGAAAACCTTACGCAGATCTACAATACCATAAAGCAGTTCAGCGGCATAGAAAACCCCATGGCCGGGTTCGTGGATGTGCTTGCCGACGGCACCGTAAAGTTGAAGGACGGAACCGATGTAATTGCCGCCTATGATTCCGCCATGTCACAGCTTGGCGATGCGGTAAGTGGAACAAATAGCGCGTTATCCGATCAAAAAGGCGTTGTGGATACCGCGCAGGGCAAGATGAAAGAGTATCAGGACGGTGCCGAAGCAACGAAGCAGAAGTTGGATGGCATTGTTGAAACGATTACTAAAGAAACTGCTGCCTATAACGCCATGACTCCCGCCGCCACTGCCGCCGGAACCGCCGGGCAGGCGGCAGGTGACGCCATCAACGCCGGGGGCGATTCCGCGCTGGAAGGCGCGGGAAAGATGGAGATTGCTACCGGCAAGCTGGCCGACGGCAAGGATGCCGCCGGAGAGGCTGCCGACGGGGCAAAGGTAGCGGGCGATGAAATTGCCACGGAAGCTGAAAAAATCCTCGCCACTGCCGAAGATATCAAGGGCGCGCAGGCTGCCGCCGAAGCGGCGCAAACCAAGATCGCCGAGCTGTTGACCACCATTACCACTGACGCGGCTACGGCGCTGACCACCATGGAAACGATCGCGGCCAGCATTACGCTGACCGCCCAGGGCATGATGGCCGCCATTGAAACCGCCATTGAGGATAGCACCGTAACCAACGCCGCAGCCGGAAGCACCATGGCCACCACCGTAACCAAGGCCATAGCGGCTATCCTGACCGAAGCGCAGGGGATGCTACTGGGAGGGGCCATCGGAAAGGGCGTAAAACGCGGGTTGGACGGGCAGCGTACGGACGTGGCGACTTCTGCCGGCGCACTGGCCACGGCGGCCAGCAGCGCCCTGTGGAGCGTTGTAGGCCGCAGCGGCATCAACTTTGAAAGCATCGGCGAAGCCATCGACCAGGGCATGGCGCGCGGCATTCGCAACAACACTTCTGTGATTACCAGCGCGGCCAGGGCGGCGGCGCGGGCTGCCTACCAGGCCGCCAAAAACGAGCTGGATATCCGAAGCCCCAGCCACGTGATGGAGGGAATTGGCGAACAGTACGACGCAGGCTTCGGCCGCGGCATTGAGCGCAACATGCAGGGCGTGGTGGAGGCCGCCGCCGGGCTTAGCCGCACGGCGGCCGGAAGCACTGCCGTGGGCACACGCAGCGCAGCCAGCACGCCCTTCACGCTGGACTATGCACGGTTGGGCGCAGAGGTTGCGGCTGCCAACAAGAGCGCCGGAATCGGGACGGCCATCATGACCATCGATGGTAAGCTAATGGCCACCACACTGGAGCCGGACGTGAGTCGTGCCACCCGCAGGCGGAGCACCAAGAGCGTGAGCGGCCGAAACAGCCGAATGACGCTGGTATAACTATTACTTGAGCTCGTTGGCATCCACGGTTCCGAAGCCTTGGGTGCCAACGGGTATAATATGGTTTACCAACGCCTTGGTGATGTCAGGCATGTCGTTCCAGCGACAGGCGAGAAGGGTGCAGTTCACCACATCGTAAATGCCCCCGAGGTATTTCGGCGCCGAAGGAGCGATGCTGGTGTTCTGGTAGATGCAACAAGTGTTCACCATGCGAACCATATCGTAAGCATACGTATTTGCAATATCGACCGTGGCATCATCTAGGAGCCAAATAGTGATTGATATGGTGTTAAGTTTCTCGTCATAATTGAAGCCCACGCTTTTGAGCAAGGGATAGTCTCCGGATGCTTCAGCTATATCTTCCGCTTTTGCGAATGCTTGATGGAGGTCAACCCCATCAATCGCATTGAGATAGGGATCAGATGCCATAACAGCCTTGGATTGTTCCTCCGAGAGTGGAGCAAGTGATATGCTGCCTATCATCAACATAATCATTTGTCCCTCTTCAAGAGTAACAATTGTCGAATCCTCAAACAACCCTAGGGTAAAGGAGTCCAACACTGATTTGTCTGTATCTAAAATTGCGAAAGTGCTATAATCATCATCTTTAACATCGCTTATAGTATATGTTCCAGCGTCAATATCGGTGCCTGCGACAACGCGACTATTCTCTTTAAAAATCAACTCTTCCGCATTACACACATCGGCAAACAAAAGGAAGAGCAAAAGCAGAGCAGCGATGATTTTTTTCACGATAGTGCCCCCTTGTTTTTGCTCATTATAGCACAAAGAATAGAAATTGGAAATTATGCTTGACTTTCTGTGTTCCGTTATATATAATGGAACACAGAAAGGAGGCGAATGGAATGCCCCCACCTATGGGAAGGCCAAAGATCGAGAATCCCAAAAATGTAGACATCAAGGTTCGAATTGATAAGGAAACGGATGCCAAGTTAACGGCATACTGTCTGATGTATGGCATAACCAAGACCGAAGCGATACGTCAAGGGATTCATTTGCTTTTGGCCAAAGAAAAATAGGATGCTGCTCCCCTACCACAGTTCGCAACATCCTATCTCGTACAACCCCGAAGGGAAGCATGAATATTATACCACATGCGCTTCTTTCGGGTCAACTGAAAGGAGAAACCATGGGAAAGCTGAGCCAGTTCACCAACCCAAAGAACCGGGGTTTTCTGGATGAGATGGAAACCGCAGATACGATGGTTCGCAAGATGCAAAGCACCATTGGCATGATGCGAAGCGCCTACGATGGAACCCAAATCGGTATCGATACCCAACAGGTTACCGATTTTCTGTGGCTGCTGGATGATTACCTGAACGACATTCGCGCCAAACTGGACGATGTTGCACAGTGCGTTACCTGCAGCGTTATTGAAGCCAGTTGACCAACGTATGGTAAGCCCATAACCGCCCTTTACCGGGGGCGGTTTTTATATACGCAAAAACGTATGGAAGGGAGGGAATAGAATTTGTCCGTTGTTGAATGCAACTTCACCTTTGACGGGCGGCACTGCCTGCGGGACTTTGACTGCTTCTACATTTTCAACAAAAGCCGCCCGGTAAGCCCAGACAGCATCTTCCGCACCTTTGAAATCAGCGGGGCGGACGGCGACCTGATCTATGGCGACGACCGCACGCATGAAGTGGTGAAGCACAAGGGGACGCTCTACCTCATGCACACGCCGGGAAGTGATGCGGCGGCCATGCGCATCTACCGGCAGATCGGCGCGTGGCTGAAGGCGGGACGCAGGCGGCTGACGTGGGACTTTGAACCGGACAAGTATCTGCTTGCGGAGATCTCCGCGGGCACGGATTACACGGAAAGCGGATGGCCGGACGGCGGGCTGGACATTGAAATCCGTTGCCAGCCAAAAGCCTACGACCTGCAGGAGGCAGTCGTAAGCGCAACCATCACGGATGCCGCCGCCCACGCGCTTGCCCTACCCCTGTATACGGGAGAGCCTGCGCCGGTATGTTGCGACATTACCAACACCGGAACAGCAGCCATCACCGAAGCCACCGTGGCTGTGGGCGACAGGCAGGCTATTTTCAACAAAGAGTTTATGCTGGCTGCTGGCGAAACGCTGCGGATCAACATGGAAGCCCCCATTGACGCCACCATCGGCGACGCCAGCGCGCTGGACAAGACAACGCGCTTTGACTACCTGACCGCAAGCGGGCCTGCGACCGTAACCGTGGCACTGACCTTCGGCAGCGGATCCGGACAGGCAACCGCCAAGGCACATGCAAGAGGGAGATGGATTTAATGTTTGGCCGGAAAAAGCAGGAGTTTATTCGCCCCCACGCACCACTGCCCAAGAGCCGACCCGCAGCGCCGGAGGTACAGACAGAACCGTTTCCGCCGCACCGTTGTCCGCTGACGCAGATCGCCTGCCGCGACAACTGTGCCTGGATGGTGGAGGGTGAATGCGCCGCCACGTACCTGGCGCGCGAAGTTTTCACACTAGTGGAGGTTTTGGCACGGTCGCAGACGCTCCCTTTGGGGGCGGGCGATCCCTCCCCCAACCGCTCACCAGCCGCACCTGCGGTCGCGGACGAAAGCTTGCCTTCCGGAGCCGTGGTGCTGCCACAAGCCCCCGCCTCGCCCGCACGTGAATAATCCCAACGGGGGAGGTTGGGAGGGGGTTCACAAACCCATTCCCAAAGGAGGTGCAACCGACGTATGGTGCGGGTATACGACCAAAACCAGAAGCTGCGGGCGGTACTGGACGCGGCCAACGACGTAGGGTATCAGCTGAAGCGAAACGATCTTTCCACAGTAAGCTTTCAGCTGCCAACCTGCGACCCCAAAAACGAGTACTGCGCTGCGCATAACTACGTGAAGATCGAGGACGGCAAGCGTGACCTCGGTCTTTTTCGCATCATCGGCATGCCGCAGAGCGATACCGACGACTGGACGGGCTATGAGTTGGAGCATGTGATGGCCACGCTGGTGGACGATGTGTTGTTCGGGCAGCATGAGGTAGGCGGAACGAGCGTATATACTGCAGACGTGATCGCCTACATCCTGGCGCGGCAGACGGTGATCCGCTGGCAGCTGGGCGTGTGCGAGTTTTATGACCAGTTCGCCTACAACTTCGAGAATTGCACGCTGCTTTCCGCGCTGTTTTCCATCAGCAACCTGTTAGTGGATGAATACACATGGGATTTTAACACCAGCACCACGCCCTGGACGGTGAACCTGCTCCGAGCGGACGCGACTCCTGGCTGTGGGATCCACTACATGCGCAGCCTGAAGCAGATCGAAAAAACCATGGACGCCACCGCGCTGGTGACGCGCCTGTACTGCCTTGGCTATGGCGAGGGCGTGAACCAGTTGGGTATCAAGAGTGTGAACGGCGGCCTGCCCTATCTGGATTCGGATACCATCGGCACCTGGGGCGTGAAGTGCAGCGTGTTTGTGGACACAACCATTCAGGACGTCGCGACACTGAAACAACGAACGCAAGCTGTGCTGGAGGGTTACAAGAACCCCTATATCACCTATACGGCCACGGCCGCCGACCTGTACGCCCTTACCGGACACAGCTGGGACAACTACATGCCCGGCAAGCTTGTGCAGGTGATGGACGGCGAACACGACATCACCTTTCAGGCGCGGATCATCGGAATCAGCAAAGCTGACGTGAACGGGAAGCCGCAGGACATTGAAATCACGATCGCCAATGCCCAGAAGGACACCGCCGACAGCATCAACCAGCTGGCCGACCGAGTAGGCGTCAGCGAGCTATATAGCCAGGGTGCCACGTCATTGTACGTTTTCCAGTACGCCGAGAACTGCACGCCCGGGCATCCGGCCACGTTCTCCATCCCCATTCCCGAAAGCGCCGTGCGCATCAACGTGGTGAAATTCCTGCTGAAGCGCGAAGCCTACCGGGCGGACGCTCAAGGCGCAGCCAGCGGTGGCGGGAGCGTTTCGACCACCACCAGCGGGGGCGGGGGTACGACCACCAGTGCGGCCGGAGGGGCGCAGAGCATTACGGAGCCTGTGAGCGTGACTACCAGCAACAACACGACCGGCAACCCCAAGGCGATGGAAAGCGGCTACACGATGGCCAACACCGATGTGGAAACCGCGCGAAATACAGGGGCGTCGAGTTTGAGTGCTACAGGCAGTGCGGGCGAGTATACCAATACAGGCGCAGCAATCGGTAGCACTGAAGCCGCAATTGCGAGCCACTCTCACACGATCGGCAGCCATCAGCACCAGCAAACAACCGGTACCTACACAGGGGCTACGCGCCCTTCGTGTTCCGAATCAGATGATACCAACCACAGCCATGGGTTGAACTTACATACACACACAACCGGTGCCCATACACATAGCATGAGCCACACTCACGGGATCCCAACGCATAACCATGGTATGAACCATTACCATATGGTCAATACGGTGATCTCCATTCCCCCGCTGACCATCAATGTACCCGATCACACCCATAGCGTGAGCGTGGGCGCACACAGCCACGGCCTGACCCTGAACGACCATACCCACAATTTGATCTATGACATCTACGAGGGGCCAACGGCTACTAGTTTCACCATGATGGTGGACGGCGTAGCGGTAAGCGGCACGATTACGGACGCCGAAGCAGAGGTAGACATCACCGCGCTACTCTCCAAGGATGCCGCTGGCAAGATCGAGCGAGGAAAGTGGCATGAGGTAGTGCTGACACCCGACCAGGCAACGCGGGTTGTTGTAAATGTGTACGCACAGGTGTTTGTGCAAAGCAAAGGAGGCGGCGATTACTGATGAACAACTGGATAATCCGGCAGCGGATCGACCTTGCGCAGGGAGCCGTTGAGCCGCGCATCCTTCCTTCGGCGCTGATGATGCAGGGCGACAAGTTGGCGCATGAGTGGCGCATTACTGTTTTACAGGATGGTCAGCCAGCTACTTTGGCAGGCACGGTGCGCGGGTTTTTTCAGCGTGCCGATGGCAATTATGTGCCCATCGCGGGCACGATTGATGGGCATACGGCGGTCGTGAAGCTGGAAAGTACCTGCTACACAATCCCTGGCTCGCTTCAATGCGTGATGCGTCTGACCGATACCAGCGGAAATAATACCGTTACCCTGGGTGTGCTGATCACAACTGTGGGGCGTGAACCCAGCGGCGGCATTGTGGATGTGGAGCATATCATCCCAGATATCAGTCAGTTACTAGCCCAGGTTGCAGTAATGGAAGCCGGAATAACCGCTGCCAATGGAGCAGCTGCAACGGCAACGGCAGCGGCTGGCCAGGCAACAGCCGCCACATCTGCGGCCGAGACTGCCACTAATGCGGCGACTGACGCAGCCGCTTCTGCCACAGCCGCATCCGGAGCGGCGACTACCGCCGCTGCCGCTGCCAACAGTGCCGCCACTGCCGCAAACGAGGCGAAACAGGAGGCCAGTGATGCAGCCAGCGACGCCGTGCTTGCCGCCGGGGATGCTGACGATGCCGCAGATGCAGCCAATGCGGCAGCTGGTGCGGCGAATACTGCCGCCTCCGGAGCGAATACGGCCGCTACGGCGGCCAATACGGCCGCAGCGGCGGCAACTGCTGCGGTAGGGCAGGCAACATCCGCCGCAGGTAGCGCCGGCACGGCAGCACAGGCAGCGGACGCCGCGGCGACCATGATCGACGGCATGACCATCGCCACGTCGAGCGTCCCCAATGGCACCGCACCGACGGCCACAATTACCGATGTCAACGGGCATAAACACATCACCATCCAAACAGAGCAGGGACCGCAAGGCGCGGATTACATTATCAAGGGAAATGCCTACGCAACGCTTGCGGAACTGCAGGCGGGCATCCCAAACCCGACAATTGGCGATCGGTACAACGTTGGCAGCGCTGCACCTTACAATGTACATCGTTGGACGGGTACACAATGGGAAGATGAAGGGCAAACCACGGGATACAGCCCTGTTGCCTATGTTAGCAAGGTTGGGAACACGGCAACTATTACCATTACTGACAAAACAGGCACAACCGAGGTTGATGTTCTGGATGGAACCGACGGCCTGCCCGGCGCTCCCGGAGCAAGCGGCGCCACCTTTACGCCTGCGGTAAGCGAAACCGGTGTGGTAAGCTTTGAGAATGACAAAGCGCTGCCTAACCCTTCCCCTGTGGATATTGTGGCAGCGGTCAAGGCGATCCTATTTGCCACCACGCTGACCATAGCCAGCGATGATACCACCACCATTAAAGCGGCGATCGATGCTTGCCTGAAATCGGCGAACGTCTACAACAGTTTGGATAAGGCTGTTGAAGGCTTTGTGCTAGATGCCAGGCAAGGGAAGGCGCTAAAGGCATTGATCGACGGCCTATATCCTGTCAAGTACACCGCGCAAACTTTGACGGATGCGGAAAAGGTGCAAGCGCTGAGCAATATCAGCGCTGCCAGTGTTACGCAGGTCAGCAACCCAAATATGTTGCGCAACTGGGATTTCCGCACGCCGATCAATCAGCGTAACCGCGTGAGTGGAACTGCATTTTCAACAGCCGGAAGTTACTACTTGGATGGGTGGGTGCTCGGTGGTAGCAGTGTTACGTGGGTGGCCGGAACAGGTCTATCCATGGCGGCTGGTGGTATTGTATACCAGTTTATGGAGTATCTTTACACCGCTTTACTTGGTAGGGTCGTGACATTCTCCGCGCTTATGAGCGATGGCACAATCTACACTGCGACGGGAGCGTTTCCTGCCAGTGTTTCAGGGGTTGCTGTATCAACAGTGGTTCCCGTCACAGGCTTTGGAAATGTTACGTTCGGTCTTTCCTATGTATCGGGCGGCATTGTCATAAACGAAACCACACAATATTATGCGCCCTATCTGACAGTATTTGCGAGTTCGGCATGTATAGTCAGAACCGTAAAGCTGGAAATTGGAACTGTCAGCACAATTGCAATGGATGCTCCGATGAGTTCAGCACTTGCACTGGCAGTATGTCAGCGACACTTGGTTAGAACATCATTAGGGGCGTCGAGTGGGTACCATGACACGGCAGGGTATTTTGCTATTAATCTACCCCTACCATGTGCTATGAGAATCACCCCAAGTATAGCCGAAGCGGGGGCAAATGCTGCATTTGTGTGTTCCAATGGGTCTGTATACCAGAGTGTAGCAGTAACAAGTGTGATATCGCTAATCGGAAATCTATGCCGTTTGAGATTTACTGCTGCGCTCCCGAGTGGGTACAGCGTGGTATCCACTGCTGAACCGCACACAAGCGTGCTGTTATCCTCGGAACTGTAAGGGGGAAGGGTTATGTCAAAAGTATTTTTACATACAAACAGCATAGGGCGCGTTGATGGGATCATGAGCGATGCGTTCTTCGCACCACCAGACGGTTGGGTGCAGGTTGACGAGGGAGATGGCGACCGCTACATGCACGCGCAAGGCAACTATCTTCCTAAACCATTGATGGACGAGCAAGGCCGCTATCGCTATAAGCTGGTGGAAGGGGTGGTTGCCGAACGCACAACGGAAGAGCTGGAAAGTGATGTGCCGCCGCACCCTACACCCAGTGACATCGAGCAGATCAATGCTGAAAACGTCCTTCTGAAAGCTCAGGTGCAGGCATTGTCGGATCGTGGAGAGTTTATGGAGGACTGCATCGCGGAAATGGCAACGCAGGTGTACCAGTGATCCGGGCAATCGGAGCAGCGCTCGACTGGGTGCGGCTCTTTTTATTGCAATTCCTTTTGAAAGGGGATGTGATTATGATGGCGATGTTCTTTGCCCAGCGCGTGATCCTAGGCAAAACGGCGTTTTCGGCGGTACCCGCAGCGCTTAAAGAACAGGTACGGGAAATCCTGATCGACAGCGGCCTGCCGGAACTGGCGGTGTAAACATAGGGCGGGGTATTCACCCGCCCTTATTCAACGTTACCGGGCGAGCTGCATGGCTCGCCTTTTAGATTGGAGGAAACGATATGTCATCCAAGATTACCAATGCCGCGCTGATCGCGCAAGGGGAAAAGCTGCTGGAGTACATCAAGACGGCCGAGATCCCTTACGTGAAAAACGGGATGACCCTTCAGGGGATGGACTGCCAGGGGATGATAGAATATTGCCTGATTCAGGCAGGCGTCCCCAAAAAAGAATGCGGGCTTGCTGGGAGCAATGCGCACTGGCGCGCATGTGTGTGGCGCGGAATGCCTGCTGAGTGTATCAAAGCGTTTGGCTGCATTCCCGGGGGCGCGGCGCTGTTCATTTGGACGGCAGGGCACAACGACAAATACAATGACGAAAACGGCGACGCGAGCCATATGGGGCTGGTATGGGGCAAATATACCAGCATCGCAGCCAGTGCCAGCCGTGAGAAGGTTGTTGAAAGCAACTTTGCCGGGAAAGCGATCAATGGCGGCTGGAACATGATCGGGCTGCTGCCCTGGGTGGGCTACGGGCTGACGGACACCAAAAACGCACTGCTGTCCACCGCGGCGACGGTGGCCAGCGAGGCTGCTTCAGCAACGGTACAAGGTTCGACGGCAGATACAGCGGTGGATACGTCCAGATTCTACCTGATCAAGCGGGGTTGCAAGGGTGGTGCTGTGGAACGCCTGCAGACGTGGCTGGTGGATCTGGGCTTCATGCTATCGGTCGACCATGATTTCGGCCCGACCACCGAGGCGATGGTGAAGGTGTTCCAGCGCGATCATGGGTTGACCATTGACGGCGTTGTTGGCCAAAAGACTTGGGCGGCGCTTGCTGAAGCACGCAGGGCGGCCATGGAGACAAATCAGGAATAAGAAAGGCGCTACTATGCTAAAGAGGTGCGAGGAGTGTATTTGTAAGGCCGAACACCCTGCCTGTAGAAGCTGTATGATCCGCGCGCCCTGCATAACTCCCGTTGCAGCACCCGACTGTTGCCGGGGGTGTGAGTTCCTGGGGAACGGAAAATGCGAGGTGTTTCAGAGCAATGCTGGACTTCGGTTTCTACCACATGAACTGCATGACGGGCATGAAGGAATTTCCTGATCAATATTTTGACCTGGCGATCGTGGATCCACCTTACGGTGGCGGATCCGTCGATCACGATACAACCAAGATCCGGGGCGGCGGGTAGCCAGTGGGAGCAGCGAAAACGGGGACGATTCGGCGGGCTGTTTGACCGATACCATCTGTGCGCAGGGGATCCGGGCGACACGGACCGGCGGGACGTGGGCGAGCAAGTACTGCCAGACGAGGGACTGCCCTAGACCCGATATGCGCAACTGGGATGTGGCGCCGCCTCCGGAATACTTTGACGAGCTGGCGCGCGTGAGCCAGAACCAGATCATCTGGGGTGGCAATTACTTCGATCTGCCGCCGACGCGCTGTTTTCTGGTATGGCGAAAGCCCATCAGCGAAAACTTCACCATGGCCATGTGCGAATACGCCTGGACCAGTTTCAACGCCAACGCCAAGTGGATTGAGATGCCCTCGCAAGGCAAACCCGGAGATCCGCGCTTCCACCCGACGCAAAAACCGATTGCGCTGTATACATGGATCCTGCAGCATTATTCAAAGCCAGGATATCGCATCCTGGATACGCACGTGGGCAGTGCCAGCAGCCTGATCGCCTGCCACCGTGCCGGATTGCCCTTCGTAGGCTTCGAGCTGGACGCAACCTACTATGCGTTGGCCAAGGAACGGTTGGACGCTGAAATGGCGCAGATGCGGCTATTCTAGGCGCCTTTCTGCGGCGTTTTGCAGACAAGCAACGACCGAAAGGGCTATCGACCATGGGAAAATCCATCAGAGCGCCTTGTGGTGGCGCCGAATGCTTACCAAAAGAGAGGGCAATCCGATGCAACTAACCGTTGAAAACGTTGTGCTGGGGCTGACATTATTGTCGTTAGCGGTATCCATTTTCTACAACATTCGCAACGCCCGGCGCAATGATACCAAGGATCAGCGGGACGAGAGTCGCACTGAGTTGGTGGACGCCCGAGTCGAAGCCAAGGAAGCCGAGGAGGTTTCCAAGCAGCTGGCGCAGCTCAATACCGAGATGCAAAAGCAGAGCGTGGTGATCGCCAATGTGAGCAGCGGCGTGATCGACATCCGCGCGGACTTCCGCAGCCAGGGGGCTACCATCCAAAGCCTAGCGGAGCGGGTGACCCGGGTGGAGGAGAGCGCCAAACAGGCCCATAAGCGGATCGACCGAATCGACCCTCACGCGCGGCCAGAGTAAGCCTGTTCCGGCGCGCCCTAGAAGGGCAGCCGCTTGCGCCCATCCTCGCAAGGGCGGCGCGCTCGCACGGCAGCCTGACCAGCTGCTTGGCGCAAAGCGCGCCTAACGCGCCATATTCCCCATAGAAAGGATGATGGATTATGCCAGTATCCGTAAGGCAGAAGCCGAAACAGCAGCGTACTAGACGCCATCATGTGCAATGGTCCAAGATCGCCAACGCAGTAAGCGACATGCTGATCGTCGGGCTGTACCTTCTGGCCAGAGGCGCCATCGGCAATGATGCCGAATGCCAGCTGAAGGCGCTGCAGGGCGCATTGGAAGCGCTGGCGTTTGTGCAGGCGCTCTATTCCGGCAATTCGGTTTCGGAGAAGTTCTTTGCAAGCAAGTACCATCTGTTCCAACAAAACACCGGCAGCGATACTGATGCAGCCGGCTGA